TATTTCTGAAGAACTGTTCCAGGCGGCACAAGAAAAGAACGGCAGAAACGCTAAAGTCAAAACCGACTTCAGCTTGAAAAATCCGCTTGCATCACTTGTTTATTGCCGTTGTGGAAAAACAATGATTTACAGGGATTATAAAACCAGTGATGGTGGCGAACGTTCCGGTGCTAGATTGCTCTGCCTACAACAGCATAATTGCGGAACAACTTCTTGCACCTTTGAAGAAATGATGGCAGAAGTTCGGAAGACACTTCAGCAGTGCATTGCCGATTTCGAATTGCGCATTCAGAACGATGATGTTGATGCACGAAAACTGCACCATGATCTGATAAAACGTTTAAAAGAAAAATATGCTGAACTAGAGAAAAAAGAACTTCGACAGTGGGAAAAATACACTGACGAAAAAGAGAATATGCCCAAGGCGATTTTCGATAAACTAAACGCAGAAGTTCTGAAAGAAAAAGAAGAAGTTCAACTGGCATTGTGTACTGCCGAAGAATCTATGCCGGAGCCTGTAGACTATCAAGAAAAAATCATTCGCTTCCGTGCTGCTTTGGATGCCATAGATGATCCTACAATCAGCGTAGAACGGAAAAACGTACTTCTGAAGGCTTGTATTGAACGGATAGATTATAGCCGTGAGAAAGCGCACAGAATGACCAAAGAGGAAGCTGAAAAGCTAGGCATGACAACTTCCAAAGGCTTATGGAGCAGACCGCCGATGGAATTGTCTATAAAACTGCGCCTATGATATACAACAATGGGGCGCATATGAATACGAACCCCATTGTTATATATGCTCAATATGCACAAAAAAGGCCAGGGATTACTCCCCGGCCTTTTCTGCGTGTTCAAGGTCATCAATTCGATGATTGGCAACCCTCATTCTTTCTTCTTGCAAACCCAAAGCAGTTTCCACCTTGTACAGCCTTTCAACTGCGTTGTTGTGTAAGTCCACCTTGCGTGTCAACTGGTCAATCTTATATTCAATCAGTTCGATTGTGGTGTTGTGTTTCTTGTCTGCTGCTTTCGCTTGGACAACGTTGTTGATAACACACACCACAATTGCCACAAGTCCGGTGATAATCGCTTCATTCATGTTTGTTTTCTCCCGTCAGTTTATTGTTTACTTGTTATTGTTGCAATGCTGTCAGTAATACCACGTTTTAACCGACCAACTTCAACCCGTGTGTTCTTTGGATTGTTGATGTCAATGGTTATCTTCCGCACAAGCAACGCCGTTGGGTTTTCCGTGAAATGGTGCTTGCTATACACATTCACCCACTGCCCAGGCGTGAAGGAATCCAGCGTGTCATCCATATGCGATATATCTGCAACTGTGATCTCTATACTTGACAATTCAAGATAGTTGTTCCGCATATAGTTTTCCGCTGCTATCTTCAGTGCTTGTGGCTCCGTAATGCCTTTGAATTCGACAACCTTGTGAATCAGACCGTATTTTGCAACAGCATCTTCGTTTGTGATATACGGCTTATAATTGTTCACCGAACCAATTCCAACCTTTGCGCCATTGACTTCTTCGCCAAGCGGAATGATGGAAGAAAACACTTCGCTTCCATCAACTTCTCTTTGAATGTCAACAAGGTTCTTGCCGAATGTGATTGCCTGGTTCGATGCGTTGTTGATGTCCACATCATAGGACAACACATCAAGATATCTGATTCCGTTTTCAGACCTTGTTTGCAGATAGCAACCAGATTGGCCTATGATCCGTGTTTCGATTTCAGCCAGCGTTGTAACGTAGTCATTTGTCACAACTTCGAATGGATAGTAATCTGCTGCCGAAAAATCGCCAACTTGAAACTGCTTCGTGCTGTCAACTTGTCCGTTGTGAATTTTAATAAGGTGTGCCAGGTATTCAGAAAACGATCCGTAATACGCCAATGGTTCAACAACCGTGTCAAGCAAAAAGGCAAGTTCACCTTCACAGGCAACTTGCTTTTCGTTGTGGAAACCATAGCTGATTTTCAAAACCCGTCCACTGAAGATTGTTTTGTCCTTCCTCTGCACGGTAACAATGGACAACATCAGAAAGACTTCGTCATAGTACGGATGATCCGGATATATGGTGAAGTTGAACAGGCCTGTTTTGCCAAGTTCCAGTTCAACCTTTGCACCACTTATCCGCAAGGATTCCATGTTGCTGTCATGCAACAGTTTTCCATTACAAAACACCTTGAACATGGTCACAAACTTCCTTCCTGATATGTGAAGGTGATTGTGCCGCTGCCCTTTACGGCAATATCGTTCACGCCTTCCTTCAGTTCAATTTCCGGAATCGTGGTTGTTCCTGCTCCGACAGAATATGTGTTGCCTTCGTGGTATATTGTGAACGGGGCTGTTGCTGTGATATCAGGAACAGCCCTTTTCTTTCCGTTCACAAGCTGAAGGCCACGCATCGTTCCGTCACGGGAAGCGTATACGAAGTTCTCAGGCCTTACGTTCCCAGACAGTATGGACATTCTGAACTTGCCTTTGCACTTGCTTCCATTTGGCAAAGCTATAAACGAACGTATGAAATATACAGCCGCCGCAATCGTGTTTGCGTCTTTTATTGGCGCAGGATATATCGCAACAGTTTTTCTGGTATGCGTTTCTATGAGTGTGCTAAAACTTGCTGGTGTAAAATAGTCCTTTTGCGTTTCGTTGAAACTTGTGGAAAACAATCTTGTTTCTGTCAATCCAGAAACCGCGAAATCCTTTGTTTCAAGGATGATTGTTGTGTTCTGGTTCGGTGTGATTTCACCATCTGCGAAACGGTCATGGAAAAACGTAATGTATTGCCATGCACCACTTCTGTTGTCAGCATCAACTTCAAAGAAATCGTCACTGCGCTTTTTGATTGTAGTGCTGACAAGGTTGACTTTGCTGAAGTCATACAAATTGTTTGAAGTGCCGTCCACCGTAGCAGAAACAACGGTCTTTTGCTTTTTGTACTTGAACGGCTCACAATCGCAATCAATTGTCAACTTTCCAACTCGCTTGTCTGCCTTCCAATCAGATACAGTGATTCTGCCGTTGTAATACCAAACGGGATCATCATCCAGCGTTATCATCATTCTTTTTCCGTGAAGCAGATTTTGCACCCTTGAAAACAAGGTCAGGAATTGTGTTTTCGGTACGATTGTGGAGCATTCAAAAGAAAGCCGTCTGTTGTTGTACTTAACTTCCCCAAAGACTTCTGTCAAGTCAAGCACACCATCACCGCCAGGAATATCGATTGTTTCAACCTTCGGTGTTGGTGCGCCAATTGTTTTGTCTGCAATAACTAGCTGCAAATCACGATATGAATGATACTCGCCAAATGTGATCCCGTTCAAATATTACCGTCCTTTCTTAGATTTAGAAGCCGATCACCGTCAAGGTGTACGTTGTGTTCGGATATGTTGCGTATCCACTTAATCCAAGGTGATAATCCCCGTTTGCTTCCTTTGACAGCACAATTTCTTCGTCCACCATATAGCTATCAGTTCCAGGCGAATATACGCCACTTACGCCAAGATATCCGTGCATAGTTGTGCCGGAGATTGTTTCACTGATATATTTCGAAACGAACAGGCCGTGTGTAAATACATCGGAAGAGCCAGACATTTTTTTCGGGCTTGTTACGTCAATGGAAATAATACCGCTGAAGCCAGCCACCTTATCGGCAGGAATGGTCAGATAATTGTTTGCCTTCGATGATGTGCAAGTAATTGTTGTAATGATTGCGCCAACATATTCGCCCAACAAGCCGAAGATGTTTTCACCCTTCTTGATGTTGCTCGGAATGAAATCCGGATCATGGGCAGAACTCAGCTGCAAGGTTGTTTCCTTTGCGCCTGCCTTCGCCGTGATCAGGCCATCACTGCCAACCAGAATTTCAGGTGCTTCGGTCATGCCGCCGGAACCTTTGATGTGAATAGGCATGTCAATCCCTCCTCACAACTACATTGACGGGAATGTCCACTTTGTTGATCACACCGAAACAACGCAGCGTGATTGCGCCTTCGGTCTGTCCACCGTCCTGAAGGCCAAGTTCGTTGAATGCCTTCACCTGTTCCACATTGGCAGAAGCAGACAGAGAGATTTCGACAATGCTGTCTTCCTTCACGCCTGCAATCACCATCGTCTTCTTGTACGGTACTTCAACGCCCGTCCAGCCAGTGTCGATGACCGTGCTTGTTCTGATCGACCGTGCATTCAGTGCGCCAAGCGTTGCATCAACCAGAGTAAACAGCGGCACAGGCTCACCGACCGCAAGTTCTGTCAAGGGAACACGGTACAACGGGAAGTCTGCCTGAGAATCCTGGTTGCCAAGCAAATCGCCTGTGATGTATTCCGGATCGACAGGATTGCTGCCGGAAGATGTGCCCTTGATCACAACAAGGTTGCATTCCTCAACACCGGAAGTGTTGTTTTTGGTATATCTTGCAACAATCAAATCATTGCGCAACATGCCCTGTTCGCCATTCTCAATGGTCAGGTCAATGTATGTGTTTTCCGGAAGACGCACATGTCTGCCTTGCAGCATAATGTCACCGTCAAGAACGCGGATTTGATTGTTTGTGACGGCAGATGCAGAAAGCTTGTTGCCACGATCAAGCACATACATGCCACTGCCGATGATGGCGGCATTCAAGGAACCGCTGTCAGCAGCTGTGATGTGTGCCTGTCCTGCGTAGCCTGTAACAAGATGCAAGTTTCCCATTCTCATTCACCTACTTCATAAGAGATTGTGACCACGCCTTCTTTGATGGTCACGATTTTTTTGATGATTTCCGCAGAAACGGAGATTTTTGTGATGTTGTCATAAGCACCCACGATGTCACCTAAGCCATAAAAATCCGAAGTGTCATCCAGGCTGATAGACAACTCATTCTGTCCCCACAGGGATTTCAGTTCCGCTGTGCCGCCTTTCAGCAGTTCTTCTTCAGACTCAACATTCGAAAAGTCATAGATGTCAGCATATTCGTCCATTCCGAACTGCGTCTGCGTCTGGCTTATGTTGCCGTTTTCGTCTGCGTACAGGTGGATGATCATTCTGTTTTCCAGTTCTCCGGAACCCAAGCAGATCAGATGATTGACCGTCTTGTAGTGCTTCGTTCCTTGGAAGCTTACCTGGTCAGAATCGAATTCTTCATCTTCTGCGTAGTTGTATTTCGGAACCGCAGACAGTACAACCTTGCCGTCCTTGTACACGAAGCGAAGCCTTGCGCCTACACTGTCAAGCATTTTTGTGATGCCTTGGAATCCTCTGATGTATCTGTTCATTTTGTAGTTGCTTACATTCAGACCAGACACATCGTCAGACGCTTTGAACAACCCATCCAGGGACAAACGGAAAATCAAGAACGAAATGGCGGCATTGGCATCGCCTGAGATGTGAAGATAAGCTTCGCCGTTGTCCGGCTCAATCACCTTCGAATTCAGCAGGCCATGCCATGTGCGCCCCATGTACACAACTTCGTCCGTTTCTGTGTTGCTTTCAATGCTGTCAATGATTCCACCGTATTCGGTGCCCTCAATGTACAGAAAGAAGCCTGCTTCGCAACAATGGTCTTTTGCGGCAATCTTGCACTGGAAGTTGTTTTCGTCTTTACCGAATGCAAGGTCAAGTTCGTATTCGTGAAGCACACCCAAATCTTCCTTGTCCGCGTTCATGTAAATCAAGTCCATTTCGGTTCACTTCTTTCTTCCAGCAGAATAACGTCAAAGCCAAATTCACCGTTCCAAGAAACGAAGTTCTGTCCAGGTGGGATTTTTTCAAACACATACGAACTGCGATTCCTGTTGTTGAATCTGTTGCTTGTGGTGCCGTCCCTTGCGGTCAAATAAATCTTCTTCGCAGAAGAATCAATCGTGAGGTATTCACCTTCGCCAACAATACAGTTCACCTGATACACATGGTCTGCAATGGACACAGACGGATTGACGCATGCACCGTAGATGACAAGCTTGAAGTTGCTCGGCACAAAACCTGTGTTTTTCGCAGCCTTCGTTGTCATGTCGGAGAAATAGTCATACCGGAAGTCCATCGGATAGTCCAAGAAGGGCTGCACTGCTCCGATATCCTCTACTGCACCGTAGGAAAACTTTGTTTCCTTTGTCCAGAACGGGAAGTCTGTTGTCAGCGTCAGCGTCAGCTTCAAGTGCCGCTTGTTGGTCAAGTATTCGTCTTTTTTCGACTTTGTGACAAAGCACTTCATGTAGTAATCGCCAAGGATGACTTGCCCGTGTTGCTGGGCAAGCACATCCTTTTCGACCACTTCATACAGACGATTCTTTGCCGCCGTGCTTTCCTCTTCTGTGGGACAGATAATTGTGATGGGCAGCGATTTCTTTGCAATGGCATAATCCAATGCGCTGATCCGTCTGCCTTTCGTGCTTACAGCCCACTCATAGTCACGAAGATCGTTTGTGTCAACAAAGATGCCATCCTTGCCGAATTCAAAGACTTCATTGACATGATTTTTGTATTTCAACCGTTCAAGCATCTCAATTCACCGCCTTCACCAATCTTGCAAATTCACGGTTGTTGACATCGAACTTCATGGTTTTGAACGCTTCAATCATGGTGACAGGCAGAATGTCAATCAGCGTTTCCAAAAGGTCAATGATTTTCTGAAGTTTTTCATTGTCACCGCCGATGGCAGTGTTCATGTCTTCAGCCACCGCAGAAATCCACTTCTTGTTCTGATCCAAAGGGACAACAGCTTCTGCGCCGTTACCTTCCAAGAAGCCAACCTGTCCGCGTTCCAAGATGCCGCCCTTTTCCAAGTACGGAATTGTCGGAATGTTGATGCCCTTGCCGCCAACACCAGGAACCCAATCGGGAATCTGAATTCTATTCAGACCGCTGATGAAGTTGTTGATCATGCCGATTGCGCTATTGATCGGACGCTTTACAACTTCAATAATGCCGTTCCAAATGCCTTGTACAATGCTCACAAGCCCCTGGAAGGCCTGGGAGAAGTTCAGCGTGAACACGCCCGTCAGGAAGTCTGTGATGCCAGTAAACACAGGCTTCAATGTGCCTTCCCACAGTTTCTTGATGAAGTTGAATGCCGTGTCAACTGCGCCGCCGATGTAGGTGATGAACACCAATTTGAAGACGGGCGCAAGCACATTCTGAATGAAGTTGCCAATCGCATCAAAACAGGGCTTCAGGTTGTTGTTCCAGAAGTTCTGAATATCAGTGAAACACTGCGACACAAATTCCTTGATTTCAGGCATCTTTTCCGCAAATTTATCACGGACAAGAGCGATGCAATCTTGGACAAGTGTGAAGATCGGCGCACCGACAGAGTTCCACACAGCCTGGGCTTCATTCCACAGAGAAACAAAGGTTTCTTTGATGGCAGGAAAGTGTTCGGAAGCTTTGTCATACAAATTTTTGAACCATTCGATGACAACCGGAACTTTTCCGCTCAATTCCGTGACAACCTCAGTAACCTTCTTTACAGCCCCAACAGCAGGATCAAGGAAGTTTGCACCGATGACGGCCTTCAAATCTGTCCACGCCTGCTTCAGATTGCCTGTTTGGTTTGCCCAAGTGTCGGATTCTCTTGCGGCCTGCCCCAATGCGCCAGATGCCTTGTTTGCATCCTCTACCATTTGGAGCAACGTCAACTGCTTCTGAGATTCCGACAGTTCGTTGAATGACTTTCCGTACAGTGCGTTTGCGGCCGCGTTTCTTGTGGTTTCCGTACAGGACAAGCCCAATGCCGCATCGTTTTCATAGTTGCCCTTTAAGAACGATTGCAGAGATTCGGTGACATCTTCAAGCGATCTGTCATAGAACGCCGCACTGTCCGCAACGGCAACCATTGCGCGGTCTGCAAGCGACAGTGCATCCGATGTTTCCATGCCTGTTGTTTTGGCAAAAGCAGCAATCTGCGTGTAACTGCCTTTCAGGCGATTTTCCGCAATGCCTGCATTGTTTGCAATTCCGGTCAAGCTTTGTGCGGCATTGCCTTCCATTTCTCCGAAGACCTGGGAGAACTGAGAATTCATTGCGCTTGCATCGGCAGCCGCACCGATACACGCTTTGCCAAATTCGACAATCTTGTCTACGGCAAAGTATGTGACAACGGCTGTGCCGATCTTTTTGAAGGCATCAACAATCTTTGTGTGTGCTGCTGATGCCTTCCCCGTTGTTTCATCAATGCCGCTGTTTGCTTCACTATTGTTCAGCGCAATAGTGCCAAATAGCTTAAATAATTCCATTGGTCTTTTCCTTCCTTTCGTTGGTATAGGAAAAGAAAAAGACCACGCATTGTGGCCTTTTATCTTACATTTCCACGCATAGCGTGTGTCAATCTATCCGATAGCCTGCCGTCAATTGCCGGAGAAAGTTCGCCAACAAGAACACCGCTATCAAGATAGATTTTCATTTTCGTCAATTCTTCCAAGGTTGCAAGAATGCGCCGAAGCATAGCGTTGATTTGCTCGGCATCCCATGAATACTGGGAATCGCCCTGTAATTCATGTAGGTCTTTAGCCACTCTTGACAACCACGCTTGATTGTGCTCCAAGGGAACAACGGCTTCTGCGCCAGTACCT